CGGGATCTACGTCCCTCCGACGGACGTGGCCTTCCCTACGCCGACCTACACCAACCAGGCGGCCCCGGTGGCCTTTGATGCCGGCAACACCCCGACGGTCACGGTGGCTAGCCTGTCGGCCTGCGTGTCTGAGTTCAGCTGCTCAATTGGCAACCAGGTGGAGTTCTTCGACCATGCCGGCTGCACCAAGCAGGTGCGCATCACGGATCGGACGGTGGAGGGCTCCATCACCATCGAGCGGCCCGACGCTCTGAGCACGAAGGACTTCTACGCGCTCGCCATCGCTGGCACCACCGGCGCAATCACCTTCACGCACGGCACTGTCGCCGGTAACCGGGTGGGCATCAGCATCCCGCTCGCCAACTTCGGCCCGCCGGTCCCGGCTGACCTGCGCGGCGTGGCTGGCCTGCAGATCCCATTCGTGGCCCTGCACTCCGCCGGTGCCAGCGACGAAATCTCGATCGCTTTCACCTGAACCAAGCGGCTCAGGCTGGCGACTCTGATCCACACCATCACCATCCCATGTTTGAGATTGACAAGGGCGACAGCTACGAATGGACGGTCACGCTTGGCGAGCCGTCCAACCGCACCAACAAGGCCGAGACTTTCACCGGCCGATTCCGGCGCCTCAGCCAGCCGCGCATCGATGAGATCAACGAAGCTATCCGCCAACGGATGATCGCCGCCACGGCCGGCGAACCCGTCGAGGGCATGATTGATGACATGCAGCTGGCCGATGAGATCCTGACCGGCTGGAGTGGCATCACCAGCGGCGGCCAGCCGGTGGAGTTCAGCGAAGGCCTGAAGCAAGAGCTGATCGCCCGGGCATCGTTTGCTGCGGCGATTGTCGAGGCCTGGAATGATTCAATCATCGGCGGGCGAAAAAAAACCTCGAGGATGCCGCAAGGCATTTCCTGAGCGGGGGCAGTGGTGACGGCCTGGCGGCTGCTGCAGCGGACTGGGGCCTGGAGCTACCAGAGGAGGAGATCGGCCCCAGGTCGTTCCTGGTCTGGCCTGAGAACTGGGAGGCGGTGACCATGTTCAGTCGACTCCAGACCCAATGGCGCACCGGCCCACGTGGCCCGATCGGCCTGGACTATGGCGCCGCACAGTGGCTCTTTAGCCTGTGTGGAGTGACCCAGCCGCTGGCGCTGCTTGAGGACATTCAGACCATGGAAGGCGCCTACCTGATGGAGCTGCACAGCTGATGGCCAGCATGGATGCCATCCTGAAGATCAGCGCCAAGGGTGATGCCTCGGGCTTGGCTGGGTTGACCGCTGGCATCAAAGGGATTGAGAAGGCGGGAAAGGATGCCAACAATGCCCTGGGCGGCATGGGCAAGATCCTCGGCAGCGTGACCGGCGGCGTGCTGGCCCTGGGCGCTGGATTCTCGGCTGCTGGCGTGGTGGCGTTTGCCAAGAGTGCGATTGATGCCGCCGACAACATGCGCGACCTGTCGCAGAAGACAGGCGTCAGCGTTGAGAACCTCAGCCGATTCCAGCAGGCGGCGCAGATGGCCGGCACTGATGTGGAGGCCGTCGGCAAGGGCCTAGTGAAGCTGGGGCGCAACATGGTCGAGGCGGCCACCACAGGCAAGGGGCCGGCCGCTGAGGCATTGAACTACCTAGGCATCAGCGCAGTTGATGCCACGGGCAAGCTCAAGAGCGCCGACCAAGTGATGCTGGAGGTGGCTGACAAGTTCCAGCGGATGCCCGATGGGGCCAGGAAAGCCCAGCTTGCCATTGACCTGCTCGGCAAGTCTGGCGCCGACATCATCCCCATGCTCAACGGCGGGCGCCAAGCCATCGAGGGCCTGGCCGCCACGATGAGCACGGAGTTCACCAATAAGGCCGACGCCTACAACGACAGCTTGGCGGCCACCAAGGCCGTGTTTGGCCAGATCGGCATGGAAATCGCCAACCAGCTGCTGCCGTACCTCAGCAGCGCGGTGGACTGGATCTCAAAGGTGGGCATCGGCTTCCGGGATTACATCGTGGCCAATCAGGAACCGATCAGGCAGACGATTGAGACGATTGGCGGCATCGCCAAGGCAATCGGCCCATGGATTATTGGAATTGGCGGAGTGATTGCGGTTTACAAAGTGTTGACCGAAACGCTTAAAGGATTGGCCGTTGCCCAGGCGGTGATTGCTGCACTTCAGGGCCCCGGCGGATGGGTGAAGCTTGCTGCCGCTGTTGCCATTGGCGGAGGCGCCGTGCTGGGCCTCAACATGGCGCTCAAAGGGACCCAGACCGGAGCCAGCGAAGCCGAAGTGGAGGCCAGAAAACTGGCCGAGAGCCTGAAGCGTGGCAAGACAGAGGCCGAAAGTATCGAGCCCCCCATCGAGAACGCCAAGGCCAAGCAGGAAGCATTCAATGCTGCCATTGACCAGAGCAACGCCAAGTACAAACTGCTTGCGGCAACAATTGACGCCACGTCTCAAACCATTCAGCAAGTGGGCAGCCTGAGAGATGCCACCCTGAACGCAGACATTGCGGTAAACAATGCCGCAAAGTCCATCCTTGAATACAAGCTCGGTCAGGCTAAGACAGACGCGCAGAAGATCCCCATCCTGCTGCAGATCAAGCAGATTGAGCTTGAAAACGCCAGTCTGCAAAAAAAGGCGCTGGACGACCAGATCTATCAAGAGACTGTGATTGTTGACCTGAAACGGCAAAAAGCCTGGCAAGAGCTGCGCAGCGCCCAGGCGGCGCTGGCCACAGCACAAGCCATGAAACAGGAAACTGCAAAGCTCCAGGAGCAAGTGAACCTGATGAAGGTGGCGGCCAACTCGGCGGACACCGAGTACAAGTTCCAGCAGAAGATTGCCGCGCAGAAGTCCCGTGGCGCCCAAGCCGCTTACGACGCCCAACGGCAGGTGATTGGGTTCGGGATCAACGAACTGCGCAACCAAGCCGCCAACCTGCCCACCGGCCGATTCATGAATGGTGCCCCCGTCCGAAGCGATGGCCGAACCGGGATGATGGTCAATGGCGTCCTGACCTACGCCGGCGGCGGCTACACCGGCAACGCCCCCCGCAGCGGCGGCCTTGACGGGCAAGGCGGCTTCATGGCGATGCTGCACCCCCGAGAAACCGTGATCGATCACGCGCGGACCGGCGCCGGTGGTGGTGTCCCCAATATCACGATCAAAACCGGCGAGGTGCTGCAGATGCCGGATGGCAGCCAATGGGTGAGCATGGCTGACCTGGAGCAGGCCATGCGCGCCACCGCGGCGGGTGTGCTTGGCCAGCTGCGCACCCCCGCCGGGCGCATCGCCATGGGTGGTGCCTGATGGCTACCGGACAGGCTGCGTTCGTTTCCCTGGGCGATGGCATCGGCACCGTCTTCGCGCGGTGGCAGAGCTATTGGATCGACGCCATCACTACCTGGGACAGCCAATCCTGGACCTATCAGCAGTTCGATTGGAGTGGCATCGCCAGCGGCCAAGCAACGGGCGAGCAGGCAACCCTCACCTTGCCGGCGGTGCCATCGGTGCTGAGCGTGACTGAGGCGGCCCTGGCGGGCCCGTGGGTGGCGCAGGTGCGGGTGATTCAGTTCGACGAAGAGCAGGGCACCACCGCGCCACCGGCTACCTATGTGCTGGCCGCCAGCTGCGTCGGCGAAGTGATCGGCGCATCGGCCACGCTCACCACCATGACCTGGAAGTTGGGCTCGGCGCTGTCGCCGGTTGGCGCGCAGTTCCCGCCGCGCACGGCCATCACGCCATTGATTGGAGTGCCTTGCCGGTTATGACCACCCTCGACGGACGCCTGAAGGATTACCTGGCCAAGAACGGCCGACCGCTCAACGGCTGGATCAGCAGCAGCGCGCTTGAGGGCGCCAACTCAGGGAAGTTGCCCCCGCCAGCCAACGCAGCCGCAGCGGCCGGCAACTCACCGCTGAACGTACCCCAGGCGGCCATGGTGGTGGGCGAGCCAATTCCGATCGTGTTCGGCCGGCGGCGCGGCACGGTTGGCGGGGTGCTGATCTTCCCGAAGGCCACCGAAGCGCGGTTCGAGAACAACGCCACCACCGTCACCAGCCGGTATCACATGGTGCTGGGCGATGGGCGGATGCCTGACATCCAACGCAGGGATGTGCGGCTGGGTGAGTGCCGCATCGGCACCTTCTCTCAGAATTACAACCAGCGGGCAGGCACATTTGTGCCCGGCAACTTCGCCACCGCGCAGACCGGCTACAGCTGGACTCCCACAAACTTCACCGGCGGCGGCGGCAACTACCAGGGCCTCAGCACCTTTGAAGCTGGCAACACCTTCACCGGCGGGTCCGACGACTGGCGCACCGGCTGGAACATCTTCATCCGCGGCGGCATGATCATCGAGCGCGGCCGGCTGCTCGATGCCACGGTGGACAGCAGCGACAACCTGGCCGACTTGATCTTGTGGGCGCTGCAGCGATCCGGCCGGGTGCCTGCCGCAATGATCGACCTGACCAGCCTGGCCAGCGCTGCGCTATTCCTGGAAACGGTGGGCCTGTGGTGCAACGGCCAGTTCGACGCCTCGGGAAACCTGGGGGATTGGCTGATCAAGATCCTTCCGGATTTCCTGCTGCGCGAGACGAAGGTGGGCGGCAAGTTCGGCCTGCGGCCCCTGCTGCCGGTCACCAGTGGCGCCATCAACACCGGCGCGATCACCCCGGAATGGGTGCTGACCGAAGCGGCGATCATTCCCGACAGCTATCAGGTGGACTACGCCGAAGCCGCCAGCCGTCGGCCGGTAGCGATGGCGATGCTGTGGCGCCAGCAGGCCGACGACACCGACGTGCCAATCGTGCGCACGCTCACTGTGGGCGATCAAAACGCAAGCGGCCCAGTCGAGCAACACGACCTTTCGCAGTACGCCACCACCGAGAATCATGCGGCGAAGGTGGGCGCCTACCTGTACGCCAGGCGCACTCTGAGCACCCACACCGCAACCGTTCGCCTGAAGCCTGGCAACCAGACCGGCACGATCGCTGAAGGCGACATTGTTCAGATCTACCTGGCGGTAGAGACCAGTCGTGAGGCGGTCGGCAAAATCAACCGCTTCTACCAGGTGGAATCAATCGGCCATTCGCTGAGCGGCGAAGAAACGCTGAGCCTGTCTCACTTTCCGGTCAACTCCAGCGGCCAGAGCCTGATTGCGCTGGCGGTGGCCAATGCCACGGCACCTGGCACCACGCTGAGCTCCAACCGCACCGGCGGCAGCTGTGACATCGCCGGGGCTTCAACCAGCACCACCGTGCCAATCAAGAGCACCAGCGGGACACCGATCAGCGGCCAGGCCACCGGCGGCGGAGCTTCGAGCACTTATTGGGCGGCGACCGGGCAATTCATTGATCTGTTTGGTGGTGGCACCTTTGGCGGTGCGGCGCCCACCGATTCACCAGCGGGGCCAGCCGAAGGTGGTGCCAGGCAGTTCGCCAATAGCGGCGGACCCATCGGCCCGAGCACTGGCACCAATGCGCTGGGCGGGGATGCCAGGTGCCCGTATGGCTATGCGCCATTCTCGCCGGACAGCTTCGCGTATTACAGAGCTGTTCCAAACGTTATCAGCAATAATCCGCCAAACTATGGGTGGTCTGATACTGCTGGATCTTACTTTGTCTCGTTGGCAGTTGACTATCTATCCCCGCGCCCCGTTGTATGGCCCGGTAGCAAAGTGCAATATGGAGTGGCAAATGCCGGCGGTAGCCTTGTTAAGTATGGCATTGCGTCTAGGTCTATTCCGCTCAATCAACTCACCGTACTAAATGTTTTAGGTAATTACGATGACGGAGCAACTAATGCCGCAGGCTACTTTACAGGCCGGGATATTTATTACGAGTTTTCTAACAGCAACACAACCAATACTGCTGCAGTGCAATGGTCTGGCAATTATGGCGTAGATAATTTGTTCATTCTCGGCTACGTTTGCAGCTCTCAGGACGGCACCCCTGGCACGCCGGTGCTTGCAAAGCTCTACAAGGTCGTCGAGGGCGACAGCATGGCAAGCATCTCGCAAAAGGCATACGGCACAACCGCAAGAGCCAATGACATCAAGGCGGCCAACCCCTGGTTGATGGGCCTAGATAACTGGGGCCTTGTTCCGGGCACGCTACTCACAATCCCAACCTGATGGCCACCTTTCCATCCCTGGTCCCATCAGCCGCGCCGATCACTCCGGGCGCATGGCCCGTATTGGCAATCACCAGCCTCAACGGGGCCGAGTCGCGCATCAGACAGGGATCGGCGCAGATCGGCCGGCGGCTGCAGCTTACGTTCACCAATATCACCGAGACGAACTTCTTGGCGATCCTGGCTCACTACCAAGGCCAGCGGTCTGGATTCGATTCGTTTGGATTCAGCACCAACACCCTGGCCGCTGATCTCACCCCGTCAGGCCATGCCTGGCTGTACACCAGCCGCCCCCAGGTGGTCGATGAACACCTCGACGTGTTCACGGTGGTCTGTGAGTTCAAGAGTGAGCCACGGGGGTTGGTGGCGGCCATGGGGAAAGCGTGGCGGACTGGGGCGACGACGTTGGTGGCAGGCATTGCTACCGACAGTCGCAGTGTGGCCGCAGGCAAGCAGTGGGCGGCCACATCTACAACACTCAACCCTGGCGCGCGAAGCAGCGGGATCGGATCAAATGGCGTGGCATGGCTGGCCACATCCACGGCGTTGACTCCGGGCGCACGAAGCGGCACGTGGTCGCCGGCCATGCTTGCTACATCGCTGTGGCTGGACTTTGCCGACTCGACAACGCTTACCGCGTCAGGTGGCGTTATTTCACAAATCACTGACAAGTCAGGCAACGGCCGCACGGCAAGCCAAGCGACAAGTTCAAATAGACCAACAGTCGGAGCTGTAAACGGCAAGTCGTGCATGGTTTCAACTTCCACGCAATATCTTGAACTTGCAAACACAATATCAACAGTGCGTTCGTTTGTAACTGTTGTTCAATTTACAACAATCACAGGAGAGCAGTTTATTGTTGGTGACAGCGCAACCGTTGATTTTCATTGCGAACAGGGCTCTAATAGCGTTAATGTGCTTGGTACTCTAGCAAATCCGTTTGTTACCGGCGGATCCGGATGGATCAATGGTGCAAGCATTGCGCCATTGTCAATGGTCAGGAGTACTAGCGCATCTGCTTACATTTTCAACACAACCGGATCAGTCAAAATTAAGCAATTTTCAGCAGACAGAAGCGGTCAATTCAGAAATGCTGGCATTATTGGCAATACTTGTGAAATCATTGCTTTTGATTCAACAATCGCCGATGTTGATCGACAAAAGCTGGAAGGCTATTTGGCGCACAAGTGGGGCTTTGCCGCAAGCCTGCCTACTGGCCACCCTTACAAATCTGCGCCACCGTCTTCCTAGAAAGGCCGTCGGGCAATACCTAGCCTGAGTTCAGGTTCCCGACTCCTATGGCATCCATCATCTACGACAGTTTCCTGAGCGATGTCTTCGCCGGGAACTGCACCACGGCCAGCACCTACAAAGGGATGCTGGTCACATCGGCTTACACCGAAGACCGTGGCGCCCATAGCAAACGCAGCTCGGTGACATCAGAAGTGACCGGCACCAACTACACCGCCGGTGGCGTGACGCTCACCCTGACGGCAAGCCTGAACACCACCACGCACATCCTGACGCTGACAATCCCCACGGCAACCTGGGCCAGCAGCACCATCACGGCGCGCAAGTTGATCGTGTACCGCTCCACTGGTACAGCTGCCACTGACAACCTGGTGGCCTGCATCGACAACGGCGCGGATCTCATCAGCAGCACTTCCACGATGATCTGGAACGCCAGCACCTGGGCCATTCCGCTCCCCGCGCCGGTCTGATGGCTGCCTTTCCCTCCATCGAACCGCTGGAACGGTCCTACGACCTGGGGTCGCATCCCATCTCGGCGTCTGCATTCAGCAACGGAGACGAGACGAGGTTCCTGCACAGCTCCGTCTCATCCGGTGTGCCGCTGGCGCTGGCGTTCCGCAAGCTCAGCCTCACCGAAGCCCGGCAGATCAGCGCGCATTGGGACGGCCAAGGGACCGCTCGACCGTTCACCATCCCGGTGCACCTCTGGCGCACGCACAGCTCCACCACCGACGTGGTGCCATCCACGTTTGTCTGGCGTTATGCGAGCGCGCCGGAAGAAACCCCGGCCAGCGGTGGCCTGTTCGATGTATCCGTCTCACTGCTTGCCGTCGCCTAAGAATCAGCAGACTGATCCCATGACCCCCACCACCGCCTCAGTCCGCGACGCCGCCCAGGAGATCGCCAAGCGTGGCGGGATCCTGCCCCACCAACTGGCGGCTTTGTCTGCGTTGGATCAGGCTCTCACTCCTGAGCAACGCCAGGCCTTCACGGCTGACTGGAGAGCCGTCGGAAGCCCGGCGGCAGCGCCTCCGGCCCCTGAGCCCCAGCGGGTTGGGCTGGTCGGCCCCAAGCAGCGACCCGATCTGAAGGCCGGCGATCACCATCTGGTGGTGGATGACCGGGCCGAGACGGTCACCGCTTTCAACCACAAAGGTGAGCGGCTGTGGACCGTGGCGGCCCTGGCCAGGGGCCAATCATCCGAAACCGATTGGCGCTCCCGCAGCAGCGACACTCCGCCGGGCCTGTACAAGGTCGGCACGATCTACCGCGACTTTGAAGCCGACCCCTCGGCAACCTTCACCGCTGAGCGCCGCGCCTACGGGTGGTATAGCTTCGACCTGATCGGCCTCGAAGGGCAGGAAGGGCCCGGCAGCCGGGACGGCCGCGACGGAATCATGCTCCACGGTGGCGGCTCTGCCTGCGGCTGGCCTGGTGCCTGGCTGCCGCTCCAGCCGCTCTACCCAACGCTCGGGTGCATCCGAATGCACAACCGCGACCTGCGCGATCTGGTGTTGCCGCTGGCAGGTCTGGGGACCATCTACATCTCTGTCTGGCAAGAGAGCAGATGAGCGAACGCACTTTCCAATGTCGCCGTAACTCGACCTGTCGGGCCTGGCTGCCGGAAAGTGCGATCGAGTGGCAGGAGACATCGGGTCGGCGCCGGCCGTTCTGCGCGCCGGGTATGTGCCCCAACAACAAACGATCGGACACGTCTGACGAGTTGTTGGCGTTGCAGCTGGATGCCCGCAGGCTCAGGGCCGAGGTGCGCGACGCCAAGGCATCGGCGGAGCGGGCCCTGGCCAAGCTGGAAACGGTGCAGGATGCCCTGACCACAGCCCTGGAGATCAGGGACATTTTCGACCAGGGCGCGATTGATCCGCCGGGCGATCCAGAAAAGGAAGAGGCGGCACCGATCCTGATGATCAGTGACATTCACTGCGGCATGGTGGTGAAGCCGCAAATTGTGAACGAACTGAACGAGTTCAACCCTGACATTTTCGACGACCGGCTTGATGCGGTGTTCCGCAATGCCTTGAAGATCATCAACGGCCAACGCAACACTATGGCCATCCGCGAAGGGGTCGTATGGTTCGGCGGCGACATGATCGAGGGAGAGCTGCACAATGACGCCATTCAGAATCAAACGCTGACACCAACCCAGCAGATCATCCGGTGCCAGCTTGCCCTGGTGCGTGGGCTCGACTTCCTGCTGGCTCACTCTGATCTGGAGCGGATCATGGTGCCCTGCAACGACGGCAACCATGACAGGTTGACGAAGAAGATGCAGTCGAATCACAGTGAGAACTCGTTTGCAAACCTGATGTATCACAACTTGCGGCGGCACTACAGAGACGAGCCGCGCCTGGTGTGGCAGATTGCCGATTCAGATTGCCTATA